CCAAATCCCATTTTTTCTCCTTACTGTCCTTTTTATTGGACACCATAAATCTATGATGTCCAATATTTTGGACATTAAATTATCAGAAGTGATTAAGCATTGCCGGAATGCTATATACCGGCATAGGTCTTACATATGTTGCATCAAAATAGAAATCTCCAAAGAACTGGTTTGCGTTCTGATGCTGTACTGAGATTGTCCTGTCAACGTTTGCTTCTGTTTCGTCTATCCAACCGCCTGATAGTGTCGGCAATTCTGAATAGTCGTCTCCATAGTGCCATGCATCTAAACTTTGTGCATATGTTGATCTCATTTCTCCGCTTATTCTATTTGGCATGTATTTATAGTCTGCCCATGCTTCCTGGTATCCAAATACCTCTTTATCGTCGTCTGTTCCCTGTGCGTATATTTGTTCATTCAGTATTGGAAGTTCTCCTAAATTTGCAAATTGAGGTATGAAATAGTCAGTCCATTTTTTACGGCTCCACATTCTGTTAAGTCCCTGCTGATATGTATGATCTGTTCTTATACAAGCAAGTCCTAAAAGTGTTCCATGCTCTGTGAATGAATGTGTAAATAGCTCGTCTGAACTTACTGTACATGAAAATGCTGCTGTGTTTCCCTGTGGAGAAGCTTCCGTTGTTCCGGAAGTCTGCAATACCTGATCAATGTTTATCTGAATTCTTGTTCCACCCAGGTATTCTGCTCTTTGCATTCTTCCGTCTGGTGAAGTTACACCAAATATATTTTTTATAAATTCAATATAACGTGAACCGCCTCTTGCCTGTGCTTCGTAAAATGCCTGTACTGCGAATGCTTGTCTTAACTGGTTGATTGTCGCTCCTATTGCGTTTGACAGATCTGTTGCTAATCCTATTGCATAATTTTCATCCATTGGAGTTCCTGATGTCGGACTATTTTTTGCTCTCACATTTACGTCTGCTGATCCTTGATTTCTATACAGTGATATTTCTTTTCCAATTCCATTTTCCCATACGTTTTGTGCTAACGTTGTATATCCCGGGTCTGCTCCTATTATTGGTGCTGTGCTTCCTAATGGTAAATTAACGCTTGGTCCTTTCTGTGGAGAAGGTAAAGCACTGGTGAAATAATCGTTAAATTTTGCAACTTTTAACGGTTTTGCTCCTAACTCTGCGTTTGTTACATAATCTCCGGTATTTGTTCCTGTAAGCGTAGTTTCGTCCGCTGTCATCATTGCCGGATCCTTAAGGTTCTCGTCTCTGAACCAATCGTTCCAGCATTTTACATAAGCCCTAAAAGGTAAATGATTTACTGATATTCCGTCTATTCCTGTAGGAATTCCCATATAATCGGCTATTGTACCGACATTCCATCCGCCTTCAGGTGCTTCTATCTGTGGTATTGTATACTCTGTCTGCTGTTCCCATGCTGTTAGTCTGTTCTCTCCCCAAAACTCTCTCCAGTGATCCCATACAAGCCTGTGAGGTACGAAGAAAAAGAATATATCCATGTATGCATTATCCATAACCGGAAATATTGGTGTCTGCATTCTTACTAAACTAGCCATGTCCATTTTTACGCTATCGCCTGGCAGTATGTCTGAATCTACGTAAATAGGTATCAGGTCGGATGCATTCCAGGTTGTCTTATGGTCATGAGGTCTTTTGAAAGATGATCTTTTTATTTCAAGTGTTGGAAGATTAGAAAAATGTGATTCAGTTTCTCTGTTCATTTATTCCCCTCCGGTGTAAGTACTTTTTCTGCGTTTGCTGCTTCAGGTGTAAAGTTTTGTTGTTCTGTTTTTGTTGTTTCTTCTGTCTTGAATCCCATTAGATCCAAAAATTCATTTGTTCCGTAAAGGTGTACGAATCTTTCTTTTGAGTTGTCGAACTTTGCTCTTATTTCTGCCGGTAAGCTGTCAAAATATGCCGATAATTTAAGTATTTCGTTCTGTGCTTCTGCAAGTGTTTTTGGACTGTCTGTTATGTCTGCATAAAATCCGTTTCTTTGATTTAGTGCTGCTACGTCTCCGGCTGCTGCTCTTGCCAGGATGTTTTCTATTTTGCATTCTTCTGCGTAGCTTTGAATCTCCTGGTATATATCATGTGATCCAACTTTTTTTAGTACTTTGTGTCCTTTCATGTCAATTTGGATCTGATAATCGTTTCTTTCCCTTGATCCTGCATTGCTGTAAAATCTAGGTCTTTCTGTTGTTCTTGATGCAAACATTGCACCTTCAAGCTTTCGGCTCATCCAACTGTTCCCCCTCTCTTACAAGTTCGATTTCTGACTGTGTTTTTCCGGTTGTAATTCCGGTTTCTGTATCAAAAATTCCTACACAATAGAGATCGAAGTATTTTGCTTCCGCATATTCCTGATCTTTTTTCTGCCTGCACATTTGCTCGAACCATCTTGTTGCAACTTTGTCGTCTTTAAATCCGATTGGTCCAGTAAATCCTGTTAATTTGTCTCTTACTGAATAGAGCTTTAATATCACAGTCTTATACCTCCTCTGCTTGCCTTTGGTGATACGTTTATTTTTTTTGTCTTTGATGCTGTTTCATGAAAAATCTTTTTGTCTGTCTTTGCGTTGGTCGGTGATCTGTAGCCCATATTGTCTCCTTTCTATTGTCCG